GAAGAGGAAAGCCGGATCCGCACCCTCGCAATATTGCAAGCTTATTCGATATCTTTTGAAATGGTATGGTGGAGATATATGTGTGGAGGCATATGCCTGAAGAAGAAAAACAGAAGAGGAAAGCCGGTCGACCTCATAAAGAACTCGATCTTGAGCAAATCCGAGAATTAGCAATGATCCAATGTACTAATGGCGAGATTGCTGCTGTCATGAGATGCTCTGTCGATACTCTACACGACAATTATTACGAAATTATCAAAGATGCAAGAGAGGCTGGCAAATGCTCTCTACGTAGAGCACAGTGGAAAAAAGCTGTGGTAGACGGCAATCCCGCGCTCCTCATTTGGCTTGGCAAGTTCATCCTCGGACAGAAGGATGAGATGATTATCAAGAGCGAAGAGCCTGCTGTTAGACAGCTTCTTGAGCAATGGGAGAAGTTTGCGAAGTCTAAGGCCTCGAAGATCCCATATAAAGACAGGGTCTAGCGAACTTCAGAACTTCCTAACTTTCCAACTCCAGATGCAGGATTCGAACCTACGACCAATTGATTAACAGTCAACTGCTCTACCACTGAGCTAATCTGGAATATATTCTTCTGTCATTCTGTATATCTTTTGATCGCCCTCTGAGAGCGCATAGACAAGATATTCCAGAGCCTTCTCTGCTTCGCCTTGTGTCATGTAGGAACATAGACTATTCAACTCTTCTTCCATTGCGCCTGACCATCTTGCCATTATTACATAGCTATGACCATCGTAATCTTTGTCTATGAAAAGCTCATGGAATTTGTCAGAAAACAGGTACTTCCCCTTCTCAGTTCTTATCAACATTTTCTTTCTTTGCATCCTCATCTTCTTTCACATTGAGATACGTCATGAGATTTTGGCAGTGAAGATTGTAGAGCACGATCGAGTCTAGGCCAGTTCGTTGCAGTGCCGCGATGATATTGGCCGAAATTACGCACGCAGCCCGCATTAGAGCCTCGATCTCGATGGCAAGGTCTTCTTGGCCAGTCAAGGTCTTTGCGGCGATTCTCTCCATGCCCTCGTTGAACATATTGAAGATCTCCATTGTTCGATCTTCGCATTTCTTCCTGGCTGCGTCACTCATGAGATATGGTTGCTCTTCTTTTTTCTCTACTTCCATTTTCTAAGCCCCTCCAGAGCTAACATTAGATATACCAAAAACAACAATGCCAAAGCATATTGTCCGACTAGCCAATTTATGGCAAGCAGTCCTGTGTCGCTGACTGCCCACCAAATGAATCCCTCTTTCTCTTTCTTGAGATTGAGCCATGTACCATATAAGGCACAGCCTACGAAGATGCCTGTTAAGAATTGCATGCTATCTCCAGCTTCCACATTGCCCTAAGAAGATGAAGTGTATATAACTTCTCTTCTTCTTCAGGAGCTGTGGATCTTGTTCATAACACCTTTTGGACCCTCGCATTTTATGCTAATTTTGGCAACCTCAAAATGCCTTAGTGGTTAGAAATTCATGAATATGCTACAATAAACCAATCATCCATTTCAGTGAGATAAAACATGGAAGAGCCATCAAAGACCATTGTCTACAAAAATCGTGTGTACCACCTAAATGCTGGGTACTACATAAGAAATGATCGACTACATCAGCGTATATGGGAAGAGCATTATGGGGAGATACCACAGGGATACGTAATTCATCATAAGAATGGAATCACTTGGGACAATCGAATTGAAAATTTGGAATGTTTAACAAAACATGATCATCACATGCTTCATTTTTGTTGTGAGAAACAACTTAAACATCTTCATTCAATTAGATCAAAAGCTGCGGCAGCTCATCGAACCCCAGAAGCTAGAAAAAAAGCATCTGAGCAGAAAAAAAAGATGTGGTTGACAGTGGGATTTAATGATTATTTATGCACAATTTGTGGACAGCCTTATAAAAGCAGAAATAAAGCTCGCCCAAAATATTGTTCTCAGAAATGCCGAACCAAAGCAGGACATAATAATTATAAACAAAAGTTGACATGTGGTATATGTGGTGAAGAATTCGTAACTGCCAAAGGTAAGCGTGCTGCCACATTGTGTAAAATTTGTAGAGCAGTTGCAAGATGGGATAAAATTCATGAAGAAAGAAACAGGAGAAAAATGTGACACTATTTCCACAATTGAGTGATACATATTACGTAGACAATGACCATAATATCTTGAAGATGATGGACAATACTTACGCTAAGTACATCACGATCAACCAGAGCTTCTGGAGCGAGTCTGACATTTAAAATATAGGTGTCAATAAACCTTTTCTGATTGACTCGGACGTCTCTAGTAGATTACGAGGGGCAAGGGTAAAGCTAGCCTGAACGACTAAGCGAAGAGGGCGAGTAAAATCGTAAGCAATAGTCTGAGCATCATGGCGACATGATGAGAGAGTCTCGAAGAAGCTCTCCGCCCAGTAATGGGTCACAAAAGTAACAGAATGGATAATAGATTCTGCGCCGGGGACCAAACCCTTTATAACGATATCTATGGCAATCTACCTGCTTTTCGTAAGCGGCAATTTAGTTTCAATAGGATTCGTAGGGTTGTTAACATGATCTGTGGTTACCAGAGACAGCATAGAAAATCTACAACTGTCACGCCTGTTGAGTCAGCAGCTCAAGCCACAGCAGATCAGTTCACAAAGCTGCTATATCATGTCAATAGCCATGGCAATGTGTTGGAAACTATATCCGAAGCGTTCGAGGGTGCTGTCACTTCAGGGATGAACTTGTTGAGTACCTGGATCGACTACACTCGCGATCCTGTCAATGGGGACATCAAGGTAGATAATGTCTCTTATAACGGCTATCTCATCGATCCTTACTTCAAGAAGAAGGACATGTCCGACTGCAATTCCTTATGGACGCGCAAGTATCTCACAAGGAATCAAGTCATGGCGTTGCTTCCAGGGAGAGAGGATGAGATTAAGGGATTGTCTGGATGGGGCAACCGTGATGGCAAGTTCCAGTTCCAGCCAGAGGCTTACAATTATGGACAACAAGATCTCATTATCTATGACGAATTCTGGTACAACTCTTCCCGCACTCAGCAAGTCATTGTAGATACAGAATCAGGAGAGACTATTGAGTGGAGGGGAGCAGACGATGACCTCAACGATTTCTTGCATATGTATCCTCAGACAATCGTTGTAAAGAATGAAATTCCTTCTGTAAAGCTCGCTATCGTGGTCCAGGGAAAGGTCATGTATCATGGACCTAATCCTATGGGCATAGACTCCTACCCATTTGTACCAGTTTGGTGCTACTACCATCCCGAAATCCCCTACTTCCCATGGCGTATTCAAGGTGTGGTGCGAGGCATTCGTGATGCACAATATCTTTATAACCGCCGCATGATCACTTCTTTAGACATATTGGAGAGCCAGATTACCTCTGGATGGAAATATAAAGAAAACGCTCTTGTCAACCCCAAAGATGTGTACCTTCAAGGACAGGGGAGGGGATTGGCAATAAAGGCTGAAGCTCAGATGACAGATGCTGAGCAGATTATGGCTCCACAAATACCACCAAGCATGATTCAGTTGAGCGATATTCTGGGAAATGAGTTAGCTCAGATCTCTGGTGTGAACGAAGAACTTCTCGGGAGCAGTTCGGATGACAAAGCAGGGATCTTGTCTATGCTTCGTCAAGGAGCTGGTCTTGTCACGTTACAAACCATCTTCGACAACCTAGATCAGTCCCAAAAGATGCTGGGCAAGCTTCATCTTGAGATGATACAGGCCAGTTGGACACCAGGAAAAGTAGCGAGGATTATTGGCGAAGAACCTAGCCCAGAGTTCTACAACAGGGCGTTTTCGAAGTATGATGCTGTAGTCGAAGAAGCACCATTGACATCCACTCAGAAGCAGATGGCATTGCAACAAGCCCTCTATCTTAAAGAGCTTGGCGTGCCCATCCCAACAGAATACATCCTCGAGAACATGCAACTGCCCAATAAGGACGAGCTTATTCAGAAGATCATTCAGCAAGAGGGTGAGCAGCGAGAGCAACAGCAGCAGATGGCTCAGCTTCAAATGCAGCAGCTCCAGGTAGATAATGAGACGAAGCTTAGCTATGCGGAAGGACAGAAGGCTTTGGCAGCAGAACGGATCAATAAGACGAGGCTTGACGCAGCATTGTCAGCAGAGAGAATGCAAAGAGCCGATGAAGATAGGACAGGAGCATTCCTCAATCTTGTCAAGGCAGTGAAAGAAATCGAGAATATGGACGTAGAGCAGATCGCCCAAGCTGTCCAGATTATGAAGACAACTCAAGAGATGCATGGGATGAATCAGGAGATGCAACAGCCTATGGCTCCACAGCCCATTTCTCAAGAACAGCCTCAGTCTCAACAAGCTCCTTCTCAAAATGTTCCTGAAACTGCTAGTGTCGGCTAATTTGACAAAGGAGTTTATATGGAAGTCGAATGGTACGACGCTGAGAAGACCGAACCTCCTGATGATATGCCGGTATTGGCATCATTAAGAGCTTGTATTACTCCATTTACTACTCGATTTGTTTGCCTGACTGTTATGTACGTTCATCATGGCGAATGGAGATTTCACGATTCTTCTCAAAGGATCTTCACGCCGAACCATTATGTAGACCATTGGATGCCACTTCCCGAGCCTATGTGGATTGATGACGAAGAAACAGCTCACGTTCATCAGGAGCCAGTTAAAGCCCATAGTCTTATGGAAGATATCGCTGATGCTTTAGGGGCTGAGATGATTCCTATGAATGATGGTAGGATTATACTAAGAACGTAGCTCAGCCTCGGCAAGCCTTGAATCTCTTTAAGGATGAATCTGATGGCTTATCTCGCAAGTCATAGAACATCTGCATTGAGAGATTCTGTCTTTTTCTTTTAACAGGCTTTTCGTTGACCCATTTCTCTATATTCTTCTTTCCTGCTTGGATATCTTTGCAGTAGTTAGAGCAGAATTTCTCTTTGTAAGTGGTTGTTCTAAATTCTTTTTTACATTCTTGACAGGTCTTGGTGATTATAGGATGATCTTGCTCTCTTCTGATTTTTTGATCACGTGCATATGATGCATATCGGCATTTATCAGAGCAGAATCTTGCCTGACTTGTTCTTCCAATAAAATAATCACCGCAGTATTCACACTCGTTTCTTTGTTCTGCATTCCATAACCAATCCTTGACCATTATTTTCTCCTGCATTCAAGGCAAGAACATAAATATTCATCATAAATTTGTCTATACACAAAAATTAGTTGATCAAATAGACTGCGAATTGTAAAAGAAAAATATTCCTATGGAGGGAATTAGATATGTCAAAGTCAATGAAAGATTTCGGCCACGATAAAACATCGCATTCAAATATGCCTCAAGAAGTACATATGAGCGACTATCCTCGCCAAGAGACCTATGGCGAAGAGCTTGATGATACCATCACTGGTATTGATGAAACAGTGGCTCATGGAAAAGGCAAAGCGAAAAAATATATTTCAAACCAAAAATAGGTTCGACGTGGTAATGATTCGGCCTGGGGGGAAGCCTCAGAAAATTGCTGAAAAAGTCATGAAAAGTAAGGGCGTGAAGCTTCCTAAGAAAAAGAAGATGGAAAAGACCGCCCTTACTGGACCGTACTTACAACATTAAGGTGAAAATGCGCGGACATTCAGACGAAGCAGAAGATAAGAAGTTGTTCGGTAAGATGCTGAAGAAAGCTATGCCAGGTCATAAGGTCACTTCGCATCTTAAGAAAGATATCAAGGAACAAAAGAAAGGGATTCGTGAGGATAAAAAGCTCATGAAATCCGTCAAGAGCAGGGGGAGAGGCTATTAATGGCTAAGATGTGGATTCAAAATGCGATTAAGCATCCTGGAGCTTTAAAGAAAACCCTTGGTGTCTCAAAAAAGACAGGCACTATCCCTGCCAAGAAACTTGCTGCTGCTGCCAAGAAAGGTGGGGTAACAGGTAAGAGAGCTCGCCTAGCAGAGACATTAAAGAAAATGCATCATGGTCGATGATTCCTGGTTCAATCTTCAGGATAAGATGCCTAAAGCAGGCCATATGATCATCGCTGAGGTTCTCGGCTATAAGATAATGCCTTTCATAATCAAGTTCGTCAAGGTAGGAGAAGATCTTGGTCATATTACGAGATGGCGATACGCTCCCAAATCAACTGCCTTCCCAAGAGAAGTATGCCTATAATCGCTTCGGCAAGAAAGGTACGAGGGTTGGACAGGCTGTTGTAGACATTCTATCCCAGCAGCAAGCATCCCAAACGGTGGGCGATGTCCTTGATGGCTATGGGCCAGACTACGCTCGGCAGATAGAAGAATGCGTCGAGCAGAATCAATCCAAGTATAAATCTCCATTTTACATCTTCGTTTTGACTAAGAAAGAGTTCTGGGCCAACAATCTTGTCCGGAACTGGTTTATCGCTCGACAAACGCCACCTCATGCCTTTGATATGATGGAACAGTATTCAAACTATACTAAGACATTGTATATCGTTGATGCAGATCGAGGCAAGTTAGAAATTGTTTGGTCATTGCCTGGATTTGATGATTGCATTGCAGTGGCAAAGAATCCTGGGGCTTATGATCCGCAATTGGTCAAGTGGATAGAGGATTGCTTCACTCGTGGGCTGGATAAAGAAAAGTTCACGTTTGATGGTCTGGTTGCTAGTGCGGGTTAGATCATGGTGGTGTAGGAACAGGCATCCAATATTCGAAATCAATTTCATCACCAGGAGTGTGATGATCTCCATGACAGCATTCGGTATGATTCCATGAACCATAATCATAATAAGCTACATGAGGACTTCCACATTTTCCAAAAACTAGTATTTTTTCTAGATTTGGATTAGGTTCATCACCGACTTCTTTTCTTTTTATCCATTCCATTTTTTTCCCCTAGATTTTCCATCAATGTTGCCATGTTATTTTCTTAATGTCCAGCAATTTGACCATCTCGATGTCATTTTAGCCTTGTAATTCAACCAGAATATCCAATTTTCACGACATTCTGTGAGTTTTTGTTAAATCCCAAAATTCAGTTTGTTAATTCTTTTCTCTCCAAAATGCCTATTTCTCCTCAGAACATGTTAATTGTGCTCTAAGATGATTACAACTGTTTCAAAAGAGGAAAGCGTTCAGTTTCCATGAATTCGACGGAAAATGTCAATCGTTTTCCTGGGATTGTTGCTGATGTTGTGCAAATTAACAGAACGATCGGGAAATTTTCGCATAGTATTTCTATAAATTACTTGTATTCAATGGCTTGTGACTTATTTTTCAAGGAAGATTAAGCAAAAAAAAGAGTGTTTTCAATCAGGATCACCTTTTCAATACGTTTAATTCCCTCTCTAGAAAGAGGTGTCTCAAGCTTTCTTTCTCAACACAACCCTTTTAAATGTTAAGTTGTGATTTGACATAAATCTATTTACTAAGTTATCAACCAAATTGTTGAAGCAAAATATCTCGTTGACGATCGTTAGCGTCTTTGCTTCACATAAACAGCGTATAGGGGCTTCGCAAGCCCAAGGAATGTTTGATGACTGAAGAAGAAAATAAGAGCGTGACAACAGAGGAAGCCGCTCCCCCTCCTGAACCAGCACAAGAACAGGACGTTCGACAAGAAGAACCTCCTCAAGTAGCTCAAGAACATGTCATGGATGATCAAGAGCGAAACTGGAAAGAAGCTCGTCGAAGGATGCAAGAGTTGGAACGTCGTACACAAGAACAAGATGAACTAATTCGTAAGATGCAGAGTCCACAGAACGGCCAATCAGAAGAAGATGACCTAGCAAAACTCGCAGATGACGATATTGTCACAGCTAAGCAGGCAAGAAGCCTTGCGCAAAAAATGGCGAGACAAGTTGCTGATGAGGCTATCAAGGCTCGTGAGGCCACAACTGTTGATGAGCGTGTTAAGAATCGATTCTCTGACTTTGATGACGTTGTAACAAAAGAAAATATTGACCTATTAAAACAACAAGATCCAGAACTTGCACAGTCTTTATATGCCTTGGCCCATGATCCTTACGCTCAAGCCGTGGCTGCCTATAAAATGCTTACAAAAACAGGAATAGCTAACATGGCAAAATCACAGCCTCAAAAAGCTAAAGCTTTAGAAAATTCTAAGAAGCCTGTTTCAGTCCAGTCGGTGACGAAATCAAGCGCAATAGGCAATGCCCATAGTTTTGAAAATGGCTTGACACCTGAGTTGCGTAAGCAGCTTCAGAAGGAAATGGACGAGGCTCGTAAGCTGGCATAGTTTTGGATCTCTTTTTAAGAGATTTAAAGAATGTCTATTACAACTACGAGCACTTTGCCGGCGCCTGTCCAGCAGACGTTTTCGTTCAAGTTGCTATCAGTACCCGTGCCGTACATGATCCACAAGATCCCGGCCGAACTGAAAGCAATGCCAAGAAATGGAGGTACAACCCTTCGTTTCAGGAGATATAATCCATTAGCAACGGCCCCAGTGCCTCTTGGGAACAGTGGCGTCACTCCGGCTCCACAGAATCTGACGGCGCTGAATATTGATGCGAAAATGGATTTTTATGGAACGTATATCCTACTAAATGAACAAGTTACGCTCCAGAACCAAGACCCTGGCCTACAATATGGTATGGCGGCATAAGATTTGACTTGTTCTTAAATTACAGACCATGTAACCTAGGTTCATAGCCAAGGAGGTTATATGGAAAATGAAGATATAGATATGTCATACATTGCAGGTGTAATGGATGGAGATGGAAGTTTCAGCTTATGTAAACTTCAAGGATGTAGAAATACTCTCTATTTCCCACTCTTACAATGTTCGACATGGAGATCATTTATAGATTTTTTGAAAGAGAAGATTGGGGGCAACATTGTTACTGGTAAGGTCCATATTTGCAAAGACGGAACAGAAGGTCATGCTTTGAAGAGATGGAGACTACGTAGTCACGAAAATGTTCGTCCAGTTTTAGAAAAACTCATCCCCTTTCTTAGAATAAAAAAAGAAAGAGCACAGTTTTTATTAAATTATATTATCGAAAATCCTTTCAAAAGAGGTCATGTCCTTACTTCAGAAGATTTAGTGAGAAGGGAAAGAGCACATCTACAAATGGTCAATTTCAATGAATGGAAATCATGTGATAGTAATATATCGTTAAATTTAGCGAAGATAATGACTGAGGATAAATTATTTTGGTCATATATTGCTGGATTAATGGATACAGATGGTTCTTTTTCCCTAAAACGACAGAAAATAAACAAGGGTACTGATGTAAAGAACCCTAGATATTTGCCTGTTATAGCTGTAAGCATGACAGATGTTCGATCTATAAATTATCTTCGAGAAAACTGTAATATCGGAAAATTATATATTCCTAAGAACAGTGATACAAGCGCCGGATATCATTATCAATTTGGTATATATACGAAATTAGAAAGTGTAGAGTTTTTAAAAAGAGTAATTCCTTTTTTGAAATCCAAAAAAGAACAAGCAGAAGTCTTATTGGATTTCTGTATGAATTCAAAAAATACAAAATATTGCAAAATTGGAATTTCCGCTGATGAACTTGCTTTTCGTGAAGATTGTTACCAAAGAATGATACAACTTAATAAATACGGGGTCTTTAAACCTTCTTTAATTGGCTTGGAAACCCAAAACTGGGTTACAAGGCGCAAGCAGCGTGATGCGTGCAGCGTGATCGACTAAACAAGAAGGCACCAAAAGGTGATGTGATAGTCAGAACATGGCGTATAATTGAAGGTCATGAGGATGGGCCGAAGAGCCTGTCCCGCCTAGGAAACTAGGTCAAAAAAGTAACAGAATGGTATTAAACGAAGCAGCCCAGCGTTTGGGCGTGTCGCTGAGACAAACCGAAGACCAGCTCATGAGAGATATGCTGGCTTCAACAGCGACATTTGTGAACTGTGTAGGTGGATCAGATGGGGACAACCCAACTGAAATCACCCGCACTGACTGCGATTATGTGGTACGAACACTGCGTGGCAATAATGCCTACAGCTACATCACAGGCGTAGAAGGGGAGAATAAGTTCGGTAGAATGTGTGCCGAAGTAAAATCTTGGGTAATTGACTTGGAACTCCTCGCTGCATAATGTAGAAGGACAACAAGGGGCAAGCGATGAAAAGAAAGGTTAAAGACCATATGTTGGTTTTTGATGGAACTAATTTTTATATGAAAGAAATTGAATATGAAGAAACAGCGTATATCCTAAACGATCAGTGGATAATTAATTTAAGAAATAATCAATCGCAGCCTGAACGACTAAATCCTGAGACGCCTGAAAAAGGTGAAGTGATAGTCTGAGCAGCATGGAAACATGTTGAGGATGGGCCGAAGAGCCTGTCCCGCCACTAGTTTGTGGTCAAAAAAGTAACAGAATTGACAGCTCCCGTACGTGATGCCTATTTTGGGCTTGGTCATACCAACCTGATTGGGCAATTGGATAACGTTTCTGGCTTTATCCAGAAGTGGAACTATAAATTGTGTAGTTCTAAAACCGTCGATAATTACCAAGAAAACCTAAAGGCTGCATAAGCCCAAGGCAACTTGAGGGAAAATTGTTATAGTGAGTTTAAATGTTTAATTTGATTGATGATTTCTCTAATTTGATTAACTTGATCGAAAGAATAACTTTGATCTCTAATCTTTGTTTTTTTGATATTCAAAAATTCAATGAGAAGTTTGCATTGTTCTTTTTTAATGACCAAGTGAGGCAGAAGAGATTCGCAAGCAAATTCAGAGTCTTTTTGACAGCAGATCCACTTCCAAACTGGAAAATTACATCCAGTAGATATCGTTATCGACCCCTTTATCCTTCGTGCTGTGGTTATGATTGCACTGGGGAATATGTTAAATATACCAATCCGGGAATAAAATATTCCTTTGTATTCATAAACGCAGAGATTTCCGTCCCCATCCAAAAAACCAGCAAGCCATTTAAAAAAATCTCTATCTGGAATTATGTCGGGCGAAATCCAAATTCGGGAATTGGACGTTGTTGGGGGTTCTTTAAGATTAGAAATTGCACGAATAAATTCATACCTATTCTGTCTTTTTTCTTTTCTAGTTTGTTCAAGATAACACCTAAGTTTGAGAAGTTGTTCTCCTTTTACAATGCAATGTTTGGAAATAGCTTCAACAAAGTCGATACAGGGTCCAGGGTTGGTTGCAAGCATCCACGACCATGTTTTTTTTCTTTTATCTCGTTGTTGGGTATATATTTTTCCTCCAAATTTTTCTTGAAAGAGATTGGGAATTTCTTCATTGGCCATTTGTGTTCCTATGACAAAATGTCCATCTTTTACAAGGGAAACATAGCCCTCTGCGTCAAAAAGTCCAGCAAAATATTCCATAACTCTCCATGGTTTGGTAAGTTACACTTTACCAAGACTCACAATTGCCCGCAACGACTAAATTCGATGGAACGAGGATCAATTCTTCGTTATGCCATAGTCTGAACAATGGACGAAAGCCATTGAGGATGGGCCGAAGAGCCTGTCCCGCCACAATTAAGTGGTCAGTAGGGGTAGAACCCGAAAGTAACAGAATGCCAAATCAGCAATCCACACTCGATGCAGAGTGGGGAACGGTCTCCAACTTGAGGTTCTTACTGTCCTCAATTGGTTCTGTAACCCCCAATGCTTCGATGCTTGGTGCTGATGTATATAACATCTTCTGTTGCGGGCGCGAATCGTTTGCAGCAGTAGAGCAAGATGGATATTCTGCACAGTTTATCTATCGACCACCCATTTATGATGGGCCGTTAGCCCTTAACGCGAGTGTAGGGTATAAATTCGCTGAGGTACCGCGTATCCTCAACGACCAGTGGCTTCTAAATCTTCGCTGCACCTTGGCATAAGGAGGTAAATAACTATGAGTACACCTATTAATGCCATGTTGAATGGCACATTCACTTCAGATGCAAATAGAACACCTGTTTTCATCTCTTTGCCATCAGGAGCGACGGAGATCAAGATTCGCAATGAGACCGACTACACGGCTCATGCAGCGTCAATTATCGAAGCTTCAGGCCAAGCGTCCTCAACTGCTAACACAGCTGTTGTGTATACAGGAAGCGGCGCTAACCCGA